TCTACTGCTGCGTTGTTGCGTCTGCGTTTCTTTCCTTCTAGCGGTGGTAGAGTAGCTGGAGAGCCTTTGCCACACTTGGCACACTTGTACATCCCTCTAGCTACCCTAGCCGCTGACTTGACATCGTGCTTTACACCCCACTTAGCGTGAGCTTGTCTGAGTGCAGAGACGATAAAGGATCGGAAACGCGCTTCTGTCCATCTTCCGTTATTCCTTGGTTTCATTGAAACTCCATACCTCACCTTCGTACCTACGTAGCCAGAGCATCCTACCATTCTCTATTACTCTGTCTTCGTCTCCATCGTACATTTCTACGCACTTGTCGTAGAGTTCCTGCTCAGTAACACAGTCCTTCAGAATCTTCTCTGACTTCTTCTCGCCAATACCTTTGATGCCTATGATGTTGTCAATCCTGTCACCCATCAGTATCTGGCGGTAGAAAAAGCGTAAGCCGTCCTCTGGCTTAACATAGTATTTACTCTTCTTAACAAAGTTATAATGCCAACCTGGAATCTGGTCAAAGTCCTTGTCTAGAGAAACCATGATGGCTTTATCACCGTGTAGTGTACCTGCTATGGCTATGGCATCGTCTGCCTCTTCTCCTTCAGTAACCACAGCAGCCCACTTGTCGATAAGGTGTTGGCGTAGTGCCTGTATATGCACGGGCTTTGCCTTATCTTTACGGTTTCCTTTGTACTCAGCAGTAACGGCATATTCCTTGCGGAAGTTTCCTTTGCCAGTGAGATACAGAACATAGTAGTCTGTTTCTTCGTCTACGTTGAGCTGCAACAGAATGTCTGAGACAAAGCCATCGATGGTGCTGATGGCCGTCTTCTCAGATTCTTCGTTGCATGACCAGCCTACACGATAGACTAGAATGTCTGCATCAATTAATATCACAGGGCTTCTTCCATATCTACTTCGACAAACTCTTCCTTGCCGCCATAGGGGATTAAGTCAGTGACTACTAGCTTGAACAGCTTAGGACTACGACCTGCCTGACCCGCTGGAGACTTCCAGTCGTAGTAGGACAGTACAGCCTTAGCTTTAGAGCCATTACCTATTAGGATGCCTGTAATCTCTTTACCGTCAGTGTCGTACACGCGGATAGGATGATTAGACTTTACAGTTACAAAGTCGCCTTGTCCTTCCTTGTTTCGGATACTCAAGCCCATCATCTCCAGAGCTTCTACTGCTGCTGAGGATAGCTGTGCTAGGTCTACTTGGTACTTACCTGACATGCGGTTTACCTCTTGTAGGCTAGACCACATCATCTCTGCGTTTACTGTTACTGGTTTTGCTTCACTCATAATATCACCTTTGATTGAATTGTTGCGTTTAAGTGCTGTTTTAGATCACAACTGATCTATGTATATTATACCATATTTCGTACACATTTGTCAATGCGTCTCTGCCCAGTTATTACCTACGTTGTATTCAGCATCAAGAGGGCAGCGCAGGTCTAACACTTCTCCTGCTTTCTTGATGGCTCGTACTGCTGCTTTGCCTACTACATCAGCAAAATTCTCTGGTACTTCTATCTGAAACTCGTCATGCACGTTAGCTACTAGCTTGTACGGAATAGCGTACGTGTCTAGTGACTCTACCATCAACACCAGTGCCTGCTTCATAACTATAGCGCCTGCACCCTGTAGCAGCGTGTTAAGTGCTGCATGCTCTGACCTGACCCGTAAGCGCCTACCGTCCAAACCTGGAAGTGTACCGCCTGCTGAGAACTTAGATACACGCTCTCGTAGCCTAGCCAGTGCTGGTGTGTTGCGTAGGAAGGAATCTGTAAGCTGTTGTCCTTCTTTGTAGCCACCTCCTACTATCTGACCTATCTTAGCTGGCCCTGCACCGTACAGGAAGGCATAGATGAAAGTCTTGGCTTGGTTGCGGTCAGTGAGTCCTGCTGCTTTCATATTAGCTGTGTGGATGTCACCGCTGAGTATTTCGTTGGTGTAGTTCTCGTCACGCATGTAATGTGCAAGCATACGCAGCTCTAAGCCGCTGGCATCACAGCCTACTAGCTTGTGGTGCTCAGGCACAGTCCAGAATGATCTACACTCTCTACCATACGGTGCAGACACAGAAGGTACTTGTGCCAGATTAGGGCTGTGGTGCGTCATACGGCCTGTTACAGCGCCATTGGTGATAACCCTACCATGTACCCTGCCGTCCTTCTCGTGAGTTAACCAAGAGTCTATCTGTGCTGCTCTCTTCTGTAGCATCAGGTACTCGTAGATCATCTTAGCTTCAGGGATGTCGATGCCTTCCAGCACCTTCTCATTAACAATGATAGCTCCCTTCTCAGTCTGTAACTTAAACTTAACACCTACACCTTCTAGCCTCTCTGCAATCTGCTTACGAGAGCCTACGTTAAACTCAGTCACCTTGTCCTTCAGTCTCTTGCCTGTCTTCTCGCTCCAGCGTTCCTCCACTATCGGTGGAAACACCTTCTGTAGCTCCGCTGTTATCTGCCTCATCTTGTGCGTTATGTCTTGCCATAGCGAAGTAGCTGCTTCTACGTCTAGCATGAAGCCGTTGCGCTCCTGCTGAGCCGTAATGATGTACACCTTCTCTTCTAAATCTACGCACTGCTGTTTAAACTCCTCTCGCTTCAGTGTGTCTGTTAAATGCTTATACAGCCTTGTGGTTAGTGCTACGTCCTGCCTGCAATACTCCACCATCTCATCAGACAGTCCACCGTCATAGTCGTGGAAGTCTATCTTGTGGTCGCCAAAGCGTTTGCCCCAAGAGTCCAGGCTATGTCCACCCTCCAAAGACGGGTTCCAGAGCCTGCTGAGTACTAGCGTATCCTTTAGCTTCTCTGTAGGTATCTGTAGTGACCACTGCTTCTCTAGCACTGGCGCATCGAAGCCTATGATGTTGTGACCAATAACGCCTTCTGAGCCACGCAGCAGAGGCTCCAGAGTCTCAGCAGAGTAGTGCTCTAGCATCTCACCAGTCTCAACGTCCTGAGTTACTACTATCCAGATAGTGTCGTGGCTGGTGTTGGTTTCTATATCCAGCGTAATCAACATAATACTGCCTCGCTGCGTTTTCTTTATTACTGTGTTTGTCGAAAGGGTTTAGTCTACTCAGTTCAGCCTTACTCTCCTGAACTGTCATTACCCAAGTTCCAATCTTGCTCATATTCTTGGCTCTCCAATACTGTGTCAGATTCACTTCTCAGATCATCTCTGTCAATGGTAGCAATGTCATCCTCAGTGTAAAAGAAGCAGTCATTGCACAAATCTAAAAACTCTCCTGTCTCAGCAGATTTCCTTGTAGACTCAAAGTCCGATAAATTCTTGTTACACGCTATGCATCTCATTTATAATCCCTCTTCCTTAACTTCTACCATTCTACCTGTTTTCTGGTCAAATAACAACCCTCCAGCTGGCCCTGTAGTACCACAGAAGCGGTTCTTCAGCACTCTGACATTGGTTGTATTCCTCTCTATTGGGTCTTCAGCCTGACCATTCCTCTCTAGTCCTATCACCATGTCTGAGAGCTGTGCAATGGAAGCAGAGCCTCTGAGCTGTGACAGACTACTAGCAGCGCCTTCCTCGTGGCCTTTACCGTCTGGTCTTTTCAGGTGACTCACCATAAACAGTGTGATACCAGTCTCTTGAACCAACATTCGCAGCTTGGTGCAGATTTCATCCAGCGCCTTCCTCTCGTCACCGTTGCTCTGTGCAGATACAACAATACTAACGTGGTCTAGGAACAGGAACTTGGTGTCCAGCGCCTTAGCCATGTAGCGACAGCGAGCTATGATGTTGTCTATGCTGGTAGAACCGAAGTGGTCGAACATAAACAGTCTCTGAGTGCCCATGGTAGCCTCAAAAGCCTCCCAGCGTTCCTCCTCAGTGCTTTCAATATCAGGTAGGTGCAAGGGCTTGTTAGCCGCCAGTGACATTAGAGACAGTGCAGTCTTACGTGCGTTCTCTTCTAGGAATAGTAAGCCTATGTTCTCCTCAGAGTGTTTCAGGATGTGCCACACTATCTCTCTGACAAACTGTGACTTGCCTAGTCCAGAGCCTGCTGTGATGGTGACTAGCTCTGCCTCTCTGATACCGTAGGTTAGCTTGTTCAGGCTCTCCCAAGGGTACATTACAGCAGACTTCTCTACTGGCCTGTTCACTTCATCCCAGAGACTAGCGCCATTGATGATACCATCAGGTACAAACTTCTCTGCTCCCCAGAAGGCAGCAATGTATGCTTTGGAGTCATTAGCGGCTAGGTAGTCGCAAGCATCCTTGTACTGTGGCGGGTTCTTCATAATAGCTGACTTGCCACCAAACAGCTCTGCAATCTCTCTCGCAGCCCTCTGTCCAGGTTCATCAGCATCCATAGAGATGACAATGGCGTCAAAGCTGTCTAGCCACTCATAGGCGGCCTTACAGTCCTTTAGAGCGCCACTAGCGCCATTACAGACTGACACTACTGGGTACTTGCTCCCTTGCATCTGGTAGCTTGCAGCAGCGTCAAACTCTCCCTCAGTGATGGTGACATACTTGGCAGAGCCAGCAGAGAACAAATGCTGACCGAATAGCCCAGCGCCTTTCCAGTCTCCTACAATGCTGTGCTGCTTATCAGGTAGCCGTATCTTAGCCGCAATAGGCACTAAAGCATTATCAGGGTTGTGATAGCTGAAATAAGTTCTGTCTGGAGTCTCTAGGATGCCGTAATGCTTCACTGTGGCGGTGGTGAGTCCTCTGGATACTATGCTCTGATACTTACCCGTGGTTAGCATGTTCTCCACAGCACTGAAGCTGGGCTTTGGTGTAGGCTGATCATCCTGCGGTATCTCTACAGGTTGATAGCCTCCTTCAGTCTTTGTATATGTCCCGCAGCTATGGCAATAGGTGCTATTCTTGTTCACCTGTAGCGCATCGCTGCTGCCACAGTCTGGGCAGGGTTGATGGGTTGCTACACTCATTCAAAAATCTCCTCATAAACTCTGCCAAAGCTGATTAGGCAAAGTGGTAGATGTAGGATAACACCCTGAAAAGGCATTACTTCTATGCTCTCTTTGCTGACATTGTATATCCACACTGGCCTGCTGTCTGGAAACTCCAGATCAAAACCTACGCCCAGTCTATACTCTATTGTTAAGTTGCGTCCTAAGATAACCATGCTGATTTACTCTCTAAGTGTTTAGCTATTACACGAATCCTGCGCTTACATATTGGGCAGGGTTTAGTCCAGTCTGTCTGCTCTGGATGCTTGCAATACGCCGTCCTCTCTTCTGGTATATTGTAGCTACCCTTCACTCTAACAGGTTTTCCCTCTAACACCAAGCGATCTCTACTAGTTAGAATCATTATCACCTCTCCTGCTGAACACCATATCATACTCTGCACTCTCTGATATAAACTGCACAATCACTGCTGGATGTACTTTGTAATGCTGCGCTGCTTCCTTCAGTGAGAAAACACCATTGCTAATATCTGCGGCAGCTTTAAACACTGCCTGTACTTCAGGGTTCATAGTCCCCTTAACCATATATTCTTTAAACATTTTAAATTCCTGTTTGTCAATTGTTAAAATCTATGCTACCCTCAGGACTATATAGTAACAAAACAGCCTTCCTGTAGCAATAACTACTAGCAGTTCTACTTCAAAGAATACTTCAGCTCCTCTAAAGTATCCTGTAGCGCTTCAATATCTTCAGGGTAAGGAGTCCATTTAGGGCTTTTCAGTTTCTCTATAGTGTCTGCTGCTGCTGTTAACTCTCTCAGGACGCTAAAGAATCTCTCCCGCAGCTCCCAGTCTTCTAGCTCTATTAAGTGTTCATCACCGTGTAACGTATCATTAGGGCCTTTAAATAGTTGCATATTAGTTCTCCAGGTCGTTAATTATAGTCTCTCTGATGCTATCCTGCTCAGCTCTACCTACTCTATAGGGCAGGCTCTCAATCCATACAACATAGCGCTCTATAGCCTCAGTTCGAAGCTGATCATTCTCTATATCTGCAAAATCCACTATATAGCCTCCCTGTCTTCTGCATCTAAATAATCAATATGTTTTTTTAATAATGCCCTAAAGTGTTTATTATGGTCTTGGCTTAAAGCGCCTAAAAATATATCGTGCAGGGTTGTGCCAGTAATTTCTATGTCTATACCATGACAATGAAACCCAAGAAAATCATTGTAGCCTCTTCCTTTAGCTTTTACGTCCAAAACAATCATCCAAACATCTTGCGCGCGTATTTTCCTAGTGCGTTCAACCGTGTGAATCTTTATAGCCATGTTATCTCTCTCTCTATTGGTTAAAGTGCAGGGTATTAGAGTCTCTCTCCCTCAATAGTTCAATACTCTATAGCCCTATAGTGTGACCCAATGCCAGGTTCTGGTCACGTTATAGTCTCTCTCTATTGCCTCTCTATTGCCTCTATTACGGGAAACAGGTTGCCTCGGTACTCATAGGGACTCTTGCGTCTATAGCACCCAGCAATAGCGATGCTATGGTGTAACAACTACCAGCAACCACTAGCTATAGTCCTACAAGGCCATATAAAGCCGTCTAAGCCGTTTTACAGTGTTTTAGGTGCTAGGGTACTGGGTGGCATTGCAGGGCCTTAAACAGGCTTATATTATATAGGCGCATAAAAAAGCCCAGCTTTAACACTGGGCAAAGGTTGGACTACTACAGGGAATATTTAGGCGTTGCGCTCAATAGCTGGATAATCTGCGCGTAGGCGTTGCCAATGGTTAGACAATGACGGCCTTCTATGGTTTAAAGCGCGGCCAGTGTTTATTACTCTGCTGGCTTGCTCTACTGTTAGGCCGTAGTATTCCGCGAATCTATCAACGGTTAAAAAGTTATTGAACCAATCCATATAAAGACCTTCTATTTTTTCTCTGCTGGTCATGCTGCAACCTCCTGTTTCAATTCCCTAACGTCATTTATTAGCTGCTGGTTTAACTGCTCCAGTTTATCACGGCCTATGTTGTTAACTAACCAGCGCTG